GGATGATTCCGGCTGAGTTCGAGCGCGAACACGTTTTGAACGTGATGGCCTACAAGCGTCAGAACCCGCAGCGCAAGATCAACCACGCTGTCCTGCACACGGGTTTACCGGGTGGCGGTAAGGACACGCTGTGGGCGCCTTTCTTGTGGTCTGTTGGCGGCGGTTCGCTGAAGAACATAGCCGTGGCGAGGGCTGAAGAGGTCGCGGGTTCGTGGGGCTATACCTACGAGTCCGAGGTGATCGTGCTAAACGAGATCCGATATCGCAAGGGCGATGATCGCAGGGCGATGGAAAACAACCTGAAGCCCGTGATCGCTGCGCCGCCTGAGTTGCTGCTGGTCAACAAGAAACAGCAGCATCCGTACTATGTGGTGAATCGTATTTTTGTGCTGGCGTTCAGCAATGACCGAGCGCCCATTACGATCCCCGCTGACGACCGTCGATGGTTCGTGGTGTGGTCGGTAGCACCACGCCTACCGGACGACGAAGCCGCAAGGCTGTGGGATTGGTACGGCAAAGGCGGGTTTGAGGCTGTGGCGGCGTACCTTGATGCGAGGGACGTTAGCGCGTTCAACCCCGGAGCCGTGCCGCCACTGACTGACGCGAAACTGGCGATGGTTGATCTTGGCATGAGCGGCGGTGAGGCGTTTATCGCTGATATGGTGCGGCAACGTCGCGGAGTGTTCGCCAGAGGCGTTATAGGTTCGCCATGGTCGGAGGTGCTATCTAACATCGCAGCCGGTACAGACGGCCATAAACCGTCTCGTGAGACATTATTTGTCGCCCTGCGCGAGAGCGGGTGGAAGGATATCGGGCGAGTAATGAGCCGCGAGTATCAGACCCCGAAACACCTTTGGGTGGCTCCCGAACTTGCCGACCGTAGCAAGTCGGACATCCGTGCCATGGTCGAGGGTAAGCCCGACCTTCAAATGGTGAAATAGGAAAGGGGGCGCAAAGCCCCCTCGTTTAGTCGTCAAAAAGAATGGATGCCAGTACCGTCAAGGCGACGGCTATCAGGAATCCCGCCATAGCGTAGCCCTCGCCGTGTCAATGCACCTGCCCAGATACGTCACCCAATATCGACGGGTGCAGCGGGTTAGCCGTGGATAGGTGGGACGCAAGCCCCAACGCTCGTGGAACTCGGTCACGGCCTACCCTCCAACGCTCGACGCACTTCCTCAACGAAAGGCGCGAGTTCCCTAACCGTTAGGTCGTCATCCCATGCGCTTATAAACGCCCGCACAGCCGTCTGGAGACGCGCAGGGTCAGGAGGTGCGCGGTAGGTAAGGGGCTCAACATCTTCGGCAAATAGAGCCTCTAATTCTTGCAGGGTGGGTATATGTGGTTTTTCCATAGGTTCACCAGTAATTGGACAGCGGATGTTGAGCGCGTGAGGATCGCCAATTGGGTGGCGGTACGTGTCGCCAGTCACCACCACGGGCAAACCAGTAGCCTAACTGCCAAAGTTTATGCAGCCGCATAAGGCCTCCGCAGGAAATAACGGGCATACCGTTTGCCGTTCTTGGTTTCGGTCGCGCACTCGATGTCCATGCCCTCGCGCCTTAACTCGGCAATCCGAGCGGCAAGCCTGAAACATCCATAATCCTGCAAGGCGTCTAGCGGGGTGAGTGACCGCCCTAGAATTAGGGCGGCTCTGATTTGGTCATTCTGCGACATCGGCAGGGTCTCCTAGGTTGACTTCCTCAACATCCCAATCCAGTTGGCCGTGAGGGGTATAGCCCGCCTTCACGATCTGCAAGGCGATCTCGGCGGCATCGTCCTCGTCTCTGGCCTGTACGCTCACAATTTCCTGAATTGAGGTAAAGAGCACCACGTCGAAAGTTTTCATAAAGCCTCCCCTGTGGCCTTAGCAATAGCGGCTCGGATGGCTTTAGCGTGACGCTCAACTGTGCCAGCCTTAAAGCAAGCCAGTTGCTCGGGGTTGTCTAATACGTCCTCAACATAAGGCAGAGCATCGAGTAGGGCTTCCAAAAGGTCTGGAGCGGCAGCAATAAGGCGAGCGTCTAAGGCTTCAGCCTTTCGTGGCTTGCCGACGCTTGGCAAGGGAATCAAGTCATTCATGCGGCCTCCGACTTGATAGCGTCCAACATATGCTTGGCAATCTCTCGCCAATTAACGTCAGACAGGAAAGCGCGGGCATAGTCAGCGGCTAACCCTTCGACGGTAGCGCACTCGAACAGCACTTGGTCGGCATAGTCGCGCAAGCCGTCAGCCAATGCGTCAACGTCATCAGCGTCAAAGCGTGAAAAGTAGTCAGAGGGGTCGAACCCGTCGAATATCTCCAGATTGACGCGCCATGTGGCGTAGTTAGTCCATCCGTTGTAACGGCTATCGGTGTCGTTGATTGTGTAACCCATGATGATTCTCCGTTTGTAGTTTGGTCTCGTCAGAGGCAGCGTGACTGCCTGACGCCTCACGGCGTTTCGACCTCTCTAGGGATTGGCAGACTTAACAGAGCATGGGTACAGCGCACCATTTGACCATTCCGAGTAATGCTCGCCATATCGGTAGCCCATGCGTCGGATGCGGTTACGGATGGCGCGAGCGTAGACGTTAGATCGTTGATGCTGCTCTTCCGTCATCAGACGAGACGGGCTTGTGGCATGGTTGTAGGCAGCGCAAAGGCCATAGATGGTGCGACCTGCCGACCAGAGTTTGCCGTCTGGTTTGTATTGTGCGTAAGGCTTCATTTTGTGATTCTCCGAGAGTTAGTTGCGGATGTAGTCGATAAGGGCAGCGATACCGGCAACGGTAATGCCACCTGCTCCGAGTGTAAAGGAATCTATGACAATGGCAACACAGGCGAGAGTGAAGCCTACGAAGACGATGGAGTTAAGAAGGTGAGTCATGATTGGTTGCTCCGTGTAGTTTGGTCTCATCAGTAGCGGCATTACCGCTAGACGCCTCACGGCGTTTCGACCTGTTAGGCGACTTTGGGGTAAGAACGCGCCAGACGCTCTTTCCTGTCGGCCTTTTGGTAGGCTTCGTAAACCTTTTGTCTTAGTCCAGAAAAAGCGTGGTACTTGTTCCAAACCTCGTCTTTTTCTGGCGAAGACTTCGGAAGTTCGATGTACTGCTCTAGCAGTCGAACATTTTCACTGCCAAGGGCAATGCTGATGTCCAGAAGTTCGTTAGCGCTCAGTTCGATTCGCATTGCATGTGCTCCGTGTTTATGTTGTCAACGATTGCATTACACCATGTCTCACCTATCGTGTCAACACAAGTTACATACACAAAACGCTAGGTATCTGTTGCGTCAGTAAGCGTAGTAGCACTATTCAGAAATTAGGGTGAAAGTTACTAACGCCTAAACTACTGAAAAACATGGAGAAAAACGTATTGTTAGTAAAAAAGATAGAGAGAAGTGAAGTTGCAAAAAAAGTTGATACATAAAAAGTATGTAGGAATAATAGTTACTAACTTACTAACAGAGTGCTGAAGTGCCTATAAATATAGGCTTTTAGCGTAGTCATCGAAATGACTACAGAGCCTTCCGTAGTAACTACAGATCACCGACACCTGATCGTGTTGCACCTACGCAACAATGACTGTTGCATCTACGCAACAACGTAGCCATGTTGCACAAACGCAACGTGTTGCACCTACGCAACATAACGTATTGCAAACTATTCTCTTACGCATGATGAGAAGCATTAGCACCTAGGCTTGTGGTACACGCACAACAGGGTGTTGTGGCAAAACAACAGGGGGGGTAGGGCCATGGGTTGGCCGGTCACGATTACGATGCCCTCACAAAAACTTTTTAATTTTTTTTATTAACGCTCTGCACAAATAAACCTTTTACCGTTATCCTTTATTAGCAACGTCTGACCAGATGCGCTGGTAGCGACCGAGAGGTAACTGAAGCAGGACGCTCCATCTAAGGCACTAAACGTCTTTCTCCCTAGACGCTTCCGCCTCGGCACACAGGCTCCACGGTAGTTGGAGATCGCGGCCTCCCGGCAGGATCACCCTGCACGTTGCTGCTCGCTAGAGCAGTCTGGTTGGGCATAGCCCAATTTGCCCTCTTCCTTCCCCGCCAAACCTTCTGTTACAGTCTAGGTATGTCGATACGTATGTCGGAGTTGGAGTGGGCAGAGTTTGCTGCCAAGTCTCTGGTATGCCGCTCTTGCTTCTGGGCCGCTCAAGTGACTAGGGTTGCCGAGAAGGTCTGGTGTGCCCATGCTACCCACCACGGTTGGATGTCTGACGTTCCCGCCTGTTCTGGCAAAGAGTTCCGGTATGAACCTCGTAACAGAATCCTTTAAGTCCATTCCTTTTGCGCCTCGTGAACTAAAGGCATCGCCTGAGGTTCTGGATAAGATCTACGAGGCTGCCAAACTCGGGCTGAAAGGTGACGCCTTGGCCTTTGCGGCTGGGTTGCTGCCCGTTGAGTACCGTAGGCTTTGCCAGTTAGATAACGCGGCTGCGATAGCCGAGGGGAAAGGTCGTGCGGACTCTGAAGTTGAGGCGGCGACTCAATTGCGCTCTGCCGCGCTTGAGGGAGATAGCAAGGCAGCCCTCGCCCTGCTTACACACCTTCACGGATGGGTTGCTAAGCAGCAAGTCCAAGTCGATATTAAGTCGCAAATTAGTATTGTCGCCGCGCTGCAAGAGGCAGAATCTCGCGTCTTGGCGGGCCGCGTATTTGACGCTACACCGGATCAATTAGCGCATGAGGCGACTGAGCCGCTAACCCTGAAGGACGAACGTGCAACAGCCGATATATAGCCCCGAAGAAGAAGAGTTGCTGATGAGCAAACTCTGGTCGCCCGTCATCAAGGACGACCCAGAGGCCTTCGTGCTACTCGCTTTCCCTTGGGGCCAGAAAGGCACACCGCTCGAACATTTCAAGGGTCCGCGTAAGTGGCAGCGGGAAATCCTGCGCGACATCGCCGGACATGTTGCGAAGAATAAGACTGCAACCTCCTACGAAGTCCTGCGTATGGCTACGGCCTCCGGTCGCGGTATCGGTAAGTCGGCACTCGTGTCGTGGCTTATCCTCTGGATGCTAAGCACCCGCATAGGCTCAACGACTATTGTCTCGGCTAACTCGGAAGCCCAGTTACGCTCGATCACATGGGCAGAAATTACTAAGTGGGCGGCATTGCTCATTAACTCGCATTGGTTTGAGATTAGCGCCACCCGCGTAATGCCCGCTAAGTGGCTCGCCGAACTGGTTGAACGTGACCTTAAAAAGGGTACGCGTTACTGGTCCGTTGAAGGTCGTCTGTGGTCAGAAGAGAACCCGGACTCGTATGCCGGTGTCCACAACTTCGACGGCGTTATGGTCATCTTCGACGAAGCCTCTGGTATCCCCGACCCCATCTGGTCGGTGACGGCAGGCTTCTTTACGGAGAACACCCCGCACCGTTTCTGGATGTCGTTTAGTAACCCCCGTCGTAACGAGGGCTACTTCTTCGAGGCGTTCCACTCTAAGCGTGCGTTCTGGAACACCCGCAACATTGACGCTCGCAC